GTAACTTACAAAAGTAAGATAGTTCAGGGAGTACCAACTTCAAAGTTTGATATGTTATCTTCAAGTAATTTAACAGCTCCTTCTATAACTTATCCAATATATAAAAGAAATGGATCAAACTTATTTGTAAGACCTTTAAGTATATATTATACAGCAGCTACTCCACAAGGAACAGAGCCGCCTTTAGTTTGTAATTATGTAAGAAAACCATTAGATCCTAATTGGGGATATAATACAATTAATAATGACCCAGTATATAATTCTGATACATCAACTAACTTTGAAATACCATCTTCTGATGAAAGTTCTTTAGTTGTAAAAATATGTAAATTAGCAGGGTTAAGTATAAGAGAGAATGATGTTGTACAAGCAACTAATGCAATGGAAGGTCAGACATACCAAAAACAAAACACATAGATTATGCCTATAATTGGACAAAACTTAACTCAATCTCAATATTACCAAAACAGTGGTAATGAACCTACTAATGATAATTGGGGTACATATCAATACCTTTTACTAGAGGATATTATAAATAATTTTCTTTTAACTTATGTTGGAGATGATAAAGTTATTAATAAGGTAGAAAGAAATGAAGTTGTTTTTCATGCAAAAAGAGGTTTGCAGGAAATTCACTATGATGCATTAAGAGAGGTTATTGGATTTGAAGCTCAAGTACCACAGACTTTACAAATGCATTTACCACACGATTTCGTTAGTTTAGTTAAAGTTTCTTATGTCGGTAATGATGGTCTTACTCATGACATAATGCAGAATTTTAATTCCAAAATAACAAAATCATACCTACAAGATAACACTGCTCAAAAAAATATTCTTTTAGATGCTAATGGAAATGCATTAACCGGAACTCCAGTAATAGAAACTAACTGGAAGAACAAAGGGTCAGACAGTTTAGGAAGCTCAGGGAAGAGTTCTCGTGGAGGAAGATTCGGAATGGATGGTTCTACAGCTAATAGCAACGGAAGCTACCTTATAGACAAGAATTCAGGAATGATATTATTCAGCTCAAACCTGCAAGAACAAAATATTATTATACAATATGTCTCTGATGGAGTATATGGATTATCTGATAGTGAAATAAAAGTTCATAAATTAGCTGAAACTTTTATGTATGAATATTTACAAGCTATAATATTAAAATCTAAATTTGGGGTTCAGGAATATATTGTAAGAAGAACTAGCAAGCAATCTTCAGCGGCTTTAAGGAATGCTAAAATTAGATTGAATTCAATAAAACTAAGCGAATTAACTCAGATATTGAGAGGTCGTGATAAGTGGATAAAGTAATATGAAAATACAAAATACCTTTTCAAAAGGAAAAATGAACAAAGACTTTGACGAGCGTCTTGTTCCTCCAGGGGAATATGTAGATGCTTTAAATGTCAGAGTGGTTAATACCGCTGGTTCAGATGCAGGTGCAGTAGAAAACGAAAGAGGGAATACTAAACTTACGTTTATTTCTGAGTCAAATAATCCTATGTGTATAGGATCTGTTTCTGATGAGGTTGGAGAAAAGATTTATTGGTTTGTTGTTAATTCATTAAATCATTCTTTTGTTTATGAATATAATTCAGAGACAGAGACAATGTCTACATTACTCGAAGACACTAGAACAGGTGTAAATCAAGTTATAGGCTTTGATGAGTATTATAAAGTTACTGGAGCAAATGTAATATACAATACATCTACTAATCAAAATTTATTATTATGGACAGATGGATTAAATCCTCCTAGATGTATAAATATTGAAAGAGCAAAAACCTATGGAGCAAATAGCTTTATTGAGGATGATATAAACTTGTATAAAAAACCACCTAGAAAAGCACCTAGTGTATCTCCATTTACTACAGCCCAGGTTACTGAGAACGCTGTAAAAGAGAAATATTTTGCTTTTTCTTATAGATATAAGTATTTAGATGGTGAGTATTCTGCTTTATCTTCTTTTACTGATTACCAATTTACTCCATCTACTAAGTTTAAGTTAGATTACTCTACAATGGAAAACAATTCCATGCTTAATATATTTAATGCATACAGAATTGGATTTAATACTGGAGATAAAAGAGTTACTGATGTCCAGATTTGCTTTAAAAACCCTAGTTCTAGTTTAATTTTTGTAATAGAAAACTTAAATAAAAAAGAAAAAGGATATTTAAATGATACTGAAAAGACATATTCATTTAGTAATAAGAAAATATACAGAGCTTTACCAGATGACGAGTTAGGTAGAATATTTGATGACGTTCCTTTAACTGCAAAAGCTCAAGATTTTATACAGAATAGAATTGTTTTTGGTAATATTACGAAACAATATGATTTAATAAGAACAATAACTGATACAGATAAAATAAAGATAGATTATACTGCTGAAAAAGTTTCTCTAGCTCAAGACGGTTACGAAGGAACATCTACAATTACTAGTGGTGATCTTAATTTTAACATGGATTTTTCTTCATTCAGTTTAAATAAGGGTTATTCTGTTTTTATTGGCCTTGAATTAGAGTCTGATCAAGCAGGAACATCTCCTAGTTTTTATTTTAATGGTTCTTTTGCTGGTGATAATGCTGTAGAGCTTACTGAAAGTTATTCAAATGCATTGGATTTTTCTAACTCTCCTGATTTTGAAGAGTTATTATTAGCTTTAACAAATAATTTTGCTGCATTAGTAACAACAACCAGCCCAGCTAACACTAGTTTAGTTACATATGGAGGGTTTTCTGTAATTTCAGCAACATCAACTGTAATAACACTAAAATCTCCTATAATAACTCATCAAGTAGATAACACTCCTGGAGATACTAATGATGTTAATTTTACTAATACAGTAGAAAATTTCAAATTTACTTCTGATTCAGCGTTTTATGTTAGGCAAACAAATTCTAATCTATCTTTAAAGAGTAATAGAAGTTATGAGTTTGGTTTAGTTTATTTAGATAAAGATGGAAGATATAGTTCAATAATACCTGCATCTAACACTTCTGGATATAATTCTTCTGAGGTATTTATTCCTATAGAAAATTCTGTTGATATTAACAGAGCTAAAATAACATTAAACCACTTACCTCCATACTGGGCTGATAGATATAAATTTTTTATTAAATCAAACCGAGATCAATACTACAATGTATATAGCACTATTTTTTATGAAGATGGTCTTTATCGGTGGGTTTTAATGACTGGTAACAATATAAATAAAGTAGAGATAGGAACTAATTTAGTTGTAAAATCTGATGATGACGGCCCTTTAATTAAAGAAATTAAAGTTAAAGTTTTAGATTATCAAATAAAAAACACTTTAGATGTAGATCAGTCAACTGACGCTAAATCTAACGAAGGATGGTTGAGTGGTAATTTAGATGCAGCAGAAGGTGAAATAAAAGAAATACCAGGAGTATACATGAAGATTAAACCTAATGGGTTTAAAATGGACTTTAATCCAAATAATTTTGCATCTTACTCAGGAACAGATCGAGTTCCTTGGGGTCTTTCAGGTGTTTGTAACGGATATTCAAATGTTACTTTACCTCAAGAAGAAGAATTTGGATTAAGTCAAGTGAAGGAAGGTACTACTTATTCGCATCTAGGAATTAATCAAGGGTCTACTATATCTATGAAATTTGACGCTTGGGAGAGATCTGATAGTAATGGTAATGACTCTAGATTTTATGAGAAAGAATTTTCAGTTGGAGGTAATTATGCAGGTGATGCTACTACTTCTGCTTTTGAAAAGTTTCTTGTAGCGGAAACAGCTTGGGAAAAACCAGCAGGTGAAAACTATTACATTGATAACGATAATCAATTTTTACTCAGATTCTCTAAAACAGGAACTGGAACTGCTACTAGACATTTAATTAATGTACAAACAACTGAGTTTACAAGAAAGCTTGAAACTGGTTATTGTAATGCTGATATTGAATTAGTATTAGTAAATGGATTATTAATATTTGAAACAGATCCAGCGGATTTAGATAGTGACATATATTATGAAACAGAGCAAACGTTTGACGTTGTTGGAGGGTATCACGAGGGAACTGCTCAAACTCAAACAGCTTCTCAATCTGCTATAGTAGATTTAACTGTAGGAAATTGTTTTTCTTTTGGTAATTCAGTTGAAAGTAGTCAAGTTAGAGACGAAAGACATGCTCCTTTTTATAATATAGACTTAAGACCAAACCTATCTTTATTAGATGGATATAAAAGAGTTTACAACACAACGACTTTAACTTACTCTGGAGCATATAATGAAAACAGCTCTTACAACTCTCTTAATGAGTTTAATAATAGGAGAGGTATCACAAAGTTAATGGATGCTAAATACGGATCTATTCAAAAGATTTTTGCTAGAGAAACAGATTTAATTGTATTCCAGGAAGATAGAGTTTCTAAAGTACTGTACGGTAAGAGTTTAGTTCATTCTTCAGATGGATCAGCTTCTTTAACTACTATAGAAAAAGTTTTAGGACAAGATGTTGCTTACAGTGGAGAATACGGTATATCTATTAACCCAGAAAGTTTTGGTAATTATGGAGGTAGTATGTATTTTACAGATGCTGCAAGAGGTACAGTGTTGAGACTTGGTCAAGATGGTCTTACTCCAATATCATACTATGGTATGAAATCTTATTTTAAAGACACTTTATATGGTTTTAAAAACAAGTTTAATGTAGGGGGTATAGATCCTAGAAATCATCAGTACGTATTATCTATGAATCAGTCAGATATGATTGTGAACACTCCAGAATACGATTGTGCTTCTGTAGTTAATCAAAGTGTAAAAGCAGGTGTTTCATATACTTATAACTTAACTGTAGGAAGCAACCCTGGTACTAGTGTTATACAGTTCTCTGCAAACAGTAGTGTTTCAATATCTGCTGTGTACGCTGGTGTAACTTATACTGGTTCGGGTTCTTCAGGAACTATAAACATAAATATAACTGCATCTAATTTAGAATCAGGAAATATAGCTGCGATTACTTTAACATCATCTACTAGTCAAAACATATCTTTAAACCACACTTGTCCAGTAGCTCAACAGAGAAAAGTTTACCTTGTTGTTGTTAATGATCAAGATGAAGCAAGTCAATCTATAACCAATAGATTTAAAATAAAT